TAGTATTTATGAAAGGTGCAGAATAATGTGATTCATCTTTTATTTTTGGTTTTTTACCACTCTTATCTCCTTTATTATGATGACTTGGGACTAAAACTTTAAATGGTGCTTTTGTATATTCATCATCCCCCTCAACAGGAGAATCTTGTTTAAAATCTTTTGTCTGTATTTCCTTGGCAATTCTTTCTTTTTTTGGTATTTTGTGTTTTGGTGTTGATATATGACCGTCTAAAGAATCATAGTTAATTTCAGCATCAACATAGTTAGACACAGAATCAACAAACGGTTGTAAGTCTTCATGGTCCCAATAAGTGAGTCCTGGTCTAATTGGGGGTTTATAAGACCCTCTTGCAATACCTGTACTTGTTGCTTCACTAATATTATTGTCAAATATTTTTTTCAGACATTCTATTATAATATTTGATTTCATTTGTATTAGATGTTATTTTTAATATAAATATCTTAAATTATGGAACATAACGAAGAATTAAAAAAAGAGATGGAAGAAAAAATTGAACAATTATCACCAAAAGGTTCTTTATTTGAATCTATATCTTACTACAATGACATCCAACTTGACGAGTTTTTACATGGAATGAGTAAAGAACAGGCAATATATTGTTTGATTGAAGCATCTAAAGCATCATATAGACGTGGAGCGTTTAGGTTAGAGGAAACTGAGGCCGTTTCAAAAGCTTTAAGAGTATTGGGGGCTAATTAATTTCTAAACTATTTTTCTATTACAACTTGGTCTTCCCCAACTTTAAATTTATAAAGTTCTGACTGTCTAAATACAGTTATTATAACTAATTTCCAATAAGTACCTGATTCTCTCTCAGCGGAAACCGCCATTGCAAGTTCCCACCTATTTGAAACAAGAACAAATGGTTCACCTTCATTAATTTCACCATACAGTATTTTTTCAGCAATGTCTCTTTTAAAGATTTGCATAAATTCTACTATTTCCGCATTTGATACAGGTCTTTGATTGTAGTCCTCTAAATCTCTACCTCCTCCCCTATAATTTGAATGTTTTGTGGTTATAACATCAAAACCAAAAGTAACCTCAAAATTGGTTGCAATTTGACCTATTCTCTTTTCTAAGAGTAGATGTTTTTTAATACTTTCTCTAAGATTCATATTATATAAATATAAAAAAGGGGACTTTTGGTCCCCTTTTTAATTTATTCATTTAAATTGATTATCTCAATTCATTCAAGTCAAATGTACGAACACCATCAACAACGATACGACCAAAGAAACGGTTGTTAACCATCTTCTTAGCGTAACGAGTCATAATACCCTTAATCGGAGTAAAGTTGAATGGGTTATACATAGTTGGAGTTAATTGAAGTGGTACATATGGTGCGTAGATATAACCAGTGTCAAGAAGTGACGTACCTTTGTGACCCAACAATACTGTGTTTGCTGGGAAGTAAGGGTCACGATACACTTGGTAACGACCTGCTAATGTACCCACTCTCTCAATACCCATGTTATACTGGTCTTGCTCAGGAGCTGCGTTAGAAACGTGGAAATATTGAAGGTCATCAAAAATTGCAGAAACTTCAGATGATACAACAATCCAGTTTGCCCCACCTCTCAACGTAGATTTGTGAATCTGTGCAGAGATTTGGTTGATTGCAGTGATAAGAGTTTGGTTCCAGTCCTTCTGAGTGTAAGGAGTAGATTGGTTGTTCAGACGCTTCCAACCGTTGTAATCCCAACGAAGTGTCCAAGCCGCACCTTTACGAAGGTCACGGAGGATTTCACGGTCAATTTCAGCCGCCACTTGTTCAGACAATAAAGCTGTTAATTCAGCTTCAGCATCAATGTTGTGGAATGCCGCAACGTCTTGAGCGAGTTCAGGAGACCATTGTGCTCTCAACTTTCTTTCAGTTACAGAAACTGTTACTGACTCAAGGTTGAAAGAAACTTCACCAATTTTGTCTTCGAATTCAAGCTCTTGGTAACGCTTCCAATAAGGAACAACCGCAACGTTAGTAGTAACAGCTGTCAATGTTGTAGTAAATGTGGTACCAGTGTAACCATCAGGAGTAGATGCTCCACATGAAATACACGCTGGAGTTTGTAAGTCAACTTCTAAGTAAATCAATCCTTGTGCTGAACAGATATCTTGGAATGAACCTCCGTTACCTGGACTAGCTCCACCTGGCCATGTAGTTGTTGTTTGAGAACCGTATTGAACTATTCCTTGACCATACTTTTGAGTAACAACACGATATAGAAGTGGAGTTGACGTGCTAACTTGACCGCCTGAAGCGTTAATTCTCGCAACTAAAGCCGCTGTTGGTAAAAGTGTTAAATCAGAAAGGAAAGTTTCGTTATCCATTTCTTGTCCATCAGGACCGATAAGTTTACCGTCACCAGTGTTAGAAAATCCTGACATAACTAAAAGAAGTTTTCTGTATTCACCAGCACCATAACCTGATACAACCAAACTACCATTTGACCATACAACTTGGTTAGTTGCACCAGTAACCCAATACCAAGCACCTTTTGAGTAATCAAAAAGACCTGGAGGATTTAAACCTGGCTCAGTACCTTCGTAGAACGCATCGTAAAGATTCTTAGTAAACGCTGATGAATCAGAACCGTAACCTGCGTTAGGGTCACCAGGGTAGTTACCAGGTGAACCAACAGGTGCTCTGTGACCAGCTTCACCTGTACCACCCAAAGTTGGAGTGGTTGCAGTGTAACCCTGAATCTGAGGTACAAAGTAGAACAACTTACCGATAGGAAGGTTCATAGCTTGTACAGATACGATTTCGTTAGCTAAAAGTTTAGAGAATACGCGACGAATGATTGGGAATACAACAGTTTCAAATGAACCTGAATCTGAAGTAGACGACGCTTCGTTAATCAAAAATGACGCTTGGTTTTCATAAAGTTGCGCCATGTTTTCTTTTAGGTGACCACGAAGGCCTTCAAGGAACCCTAATTTGTCCCATTTGTTAATAGTATCTTCTTTGATAACTTTAAGGTGCTTAAGACCAATGTTACCAACGAGACCTGATTCTAATAATGCTCCCATTTTTTATTTTGGTTTTTTATTTTTATTGTTTATTTATTTTGCAATTTTGCTCATGATGTCCTTCATTCTAAGGAACTGAGGATTCTCATATGTCTTAGACTCAATCAAATTAATTGCAGAACCTGATTGTGGTTCACGGTCAATTACTCTTTCAATTGATTCTGTAATAGGGGTTACCTTAGTCACTTGTGAAAGTTCATCTTTTATTGTTTTATATAAAGCCTTTGATTCCTTGAGGGTCTCAGCTGTATCAAATCTTCTAAGAATGTTAATTTTTTCTTGCTTAGAAGTTGAGTGTTCAGTGAAAAGTCGTGTAGCGTAAGCCAAATTTGAATTGAAGATTGCCACTTCATTTAATTTATCTCTAAATAAATTAAGTGCCTTTCTGTACTCTTCATTTTTTGCTCTAAGCATTTCCATTTCTTCCATAACTCCAACACTTTCAAAAGTTAAGTCTCTGTTAGGAGTAATTCCTTTTCTTAAACCTCTGCCTGATTTTGAACCCATTCCGTATGTACGAGATGCTTCTTTTGTTTCTCCTTTTTTAGCCATTTTACCTTTAGGCATCATTTCCATATCTTCTCCTTCTTTGAATTCGAATTTTGGTTTACCTGTGCCTTTAAGTGGATTGGCTTTTTTCATGTTCTCTTTAAACCCGCCAGTGGATTTCTTATAAGAGAATTTTTTAGCAGAACCAAGTTTCGCACCTTTACCTACTTTAGGTTTCATTCCCTCTTTGGTTTCCATCTTCTTTGCTTTTTTAGCTTCCATCATGTTATAGGACTCATTGTCTTCTTCTTCAGTCCATTCCTCAGAATAGAGTTCGTCTGGGTCAGATTCTTCTTCTAATTCTTCTTCATAATTCTCATCATCACTGATTTCGATTTCATAAACAACATCAGAATCTCCTTCCTCTAATTCGTACTCCTGTTCACCTTCTTCCATTTCATCAAATTGAGGTTCTCCCTTACCTTGGGTACTCATTTCGTCAATTTCCGATTCGGCCTGAATTAAATATTCAACATCCTCGTCTTCATCTGAAATTTTAGTGTAATCACCATCAGGAATAACTGTAACAGTATCTGAGTTTTTCATATTTTTGAAGACTTTGAAAACTTTATCGAAATCTGTTTCACCTGAGAGGTCTT